CACAAACCCCATGCCTGCGGCTCCAACCTTGATAAATTTATCTTTAGGTAGTGGATGCATGCGCTTGATACCCACTTCATTACCCTGCACTACGAACTCAAAGAGTGTTGGCATTGGAACCATGAGTGGTTCTTCTGGTGTATCTGTTGTAAAGTAGACTCCAGTAAGGATTGGACGTTCATCCGCATCCCTTTTATCCCAGAGTTTCTTAAATGTATCTGGTGAGATTACTACATCTGAGTCTACCCATAGGAGCCAATCAGATTTGTTGTTTTCATACCAGTATTTTGCTACAGTCTCACGTTGTCTGCCAATTTGATTACCAGAACTACGTAAGGTTGTTGTTACATTAGCACCTCCATGTAGCATTACATCAGTAACGCCTTGCATGAACTTGCCATCTACCATACCATTATCGCACCAGGCGATAGCCAAAGTATCTTTCATTGTCCCCACCTTTGTTATCTACTTCTTGCGGTCTTCTTTGCAATTGCTTTAGGTTGCTTAACGAACTGCTTACCCTTTGCATTACCTTTTGCCTTAGCCCTATTAGTAGCGGCTTTCTCTGCAGGTGTTAATGATGCCCACGCTGCTTCTGGCAGATATCGCTTCTTACCCTTAGATGGCTTACCATCAGAAGTTTTCCACTTCTGCGCAGTCCACTTCTTGAGTGACTCCTGAGATTTAGCAAGTGCCATTACTTGTAGCCTCCGCCTGCCTTTTTGTACTGAACAGCAAGCAGTTGAGCCTTACGAGCAGACCATTCTCCAGGGTCTCCGCCCTTAGAACCAGCCTTAATCTTCTTAAATAAAGATGCTCGCATTGTTGGCTTAGTATAATTACCAGCCGCGTTAACTTTTGACTTAGGCTTCTTTGCTACCATTTTACTTTATCCGCCCAGTATGCTGCTGACATTTTGCCTTTAGCAATGTTCTTCGCGTGACGTGCTTTGAATGAGGCTTGTCGTGCAGTAGGCTTCCTGTCTCCAGTAACACCCTGTTGACCAAAGCGAATAGTCTTGACCTTGCTTCCTTCTTTAGCCACAACAATGTGCGACTTCTTCGGGTGACTTGGTGTACGCTTTGGCTTATTAAAACCAGATACTCCCGCTCGCTTTAATCTTGAATCAGCCATTTACTTCTTCTTTCCTGATTTCTTAGCAGTCTTCTTAACTACCATTTTCTTGCCAGTCTTCTTGGCTTCCATCTTTGCCATAGCCATACCCTTAGGTGTGTAGGCGAACTCTTTCATACCTACCTTTGGCATTACTTCTTCTTACCCATCTTCTTTGGCATAGCCTTCTTAGCGGCCTTCTTTGCGACCTTCTTCTTAGCCATAGGCATTTCCATCATCATTGCGTTCATCTTGCCTGCTTTGTTCTTCATCATCATGCTGCTCCAGTTTCTTTCATGACCGCCGCTACGGATTTCGTAACTTTGTCTGCTCTTACACCCATTGTGCCAGCATCATATGCTTTACCCAATGTTTCACTTGCCTTGTATGCCGCTTCGACTTGAAGTCTTTGCGTTCCTGCGGGTTGAATGCCTTGACTTCTAGCATCTTTATAAAACTTTAATCGACTTTCCCATGCCTTCTGAGCAATAGGTCTACTTGCATCTCCTGTATTCATTTGCAATCCTTTAGCCTTACAGCCAAAACATTCACAATTTTCTTTACAAGATTCTTTAATTCCAAAAGATTTAGTTATATCATATAGAGGCTCTGTTGATGTCGTATCACATCTAGTACATCCCCATATAAGAACTACTGAATGCATCTGTCCATCTATTAAATTATATCCATCTTTAACAACTTTGCTGATATGGTCGCAGTCCATTTTGTCCCTACTCTACTGTAAAGTTTGCCTCTGTTACGCCAATTCCACCAGCAATTAATGCTGCTTTCGTTGCCTCTGATACAGATGATTCATGTCCACCTAGCCAGTATTCATCTACATCATCTAGTTGGTCTTGTGAGAAGTAACGACCAAGTCCAAATGTAGAACCAGTTCTAGTAACTGTGACACCTTGTCTTAATTTGAAAAAGTAGAACAGACGGTGTTGTCCCGTAGGACCTTCCTCCACGTATGGAGTTCTGAATATATAAGTTGCCATTGTTCTCCTTAATGAACTTACCGTAAAGCAGGGGCCGAAACCCCTGCCCTACTGTCAATCAACTAAGCGATTGATGAACCTGATTCGATGCGGAATAGTGCTTCTTCACGGAAACGTGCGAAACCTAGTACGCCGTACCATCCGATTGGACGGAAGCGGTTCAACTTATCGGTAACTGGACCGATAACTGTGTGTGGCTCTTCTGCCACAGCCTCAGCAAGTGCTTGCTGTCCGCAGATGATTGTGCGATAGTTCTTTGCAGAAGATGCACCATCAGTTGCCACGTATAGACGTGGTGATTCTACGAAATAAGCGCCCTTGTAGCGGCCAATTTCTCCAGCCCAGATACGGTCTTGTGAGATACCGTATGCGTTTGGAACAACCCATCCTGCATTTGATGTTTCAAGCATTAGGTCGTGTGCAACATCTGGGTGAATGCCAGCCCAGTATTCTGAGCCGCGCTTTCCTGATGCCTTGTTACCGCGCAACTTAGCAACTGCACGGCCAATGTTGGCTGTTGACAATGTTGCTGCTGCTGTAACTGTAGCAGTTGATGTTGCTGTTGAACCTGCGTAGATTACGTTTGTTCCGCCGCGTAGTGCTGTCATAGCAAGTGCGTCGATTGAATCTGCTTGGTTGCGAGCCATCAATGTTACGATGTCTGGGTCCACTGCGTTTAATGAGAATAACTTAAGAGCGCGAGTGTTAGTTGTAGCGTTACCGAACTCCTGCATTGTGATAGTCACAGATGTAGGTGTTGCGACTGTTACGCCGTCAATGTCTGTAGACTCTGTTAGCGCTGTTGTAGCGTTAGAGAGGTCTGCATAGCGTTGTAGAACAACAACGTTACCGTTGTTGGTTGGGGATACTGGGCGCTTGTCTGCGACTGTACGAATTAGGGGTTCGTCACGAAGAGCGAATTCGATAAATTTATCGTACGCCTTCTGTACTAGACCTGCGCTACCAGCGGTACCTCCGAGGGACGCTGAGTCCGTCGATGTAAAGTTTGTAGCCAAGTTATTACCTCCAAGGTAATGTAGAAACTATGATTGGTTACGAGTGGAGGATACGTTGGAGTTCTTCCGCGCTTTGTGCTTGGTCGATTCTCATTTCCATATCTTCTGCTCGGTCAGGTGTTAAAGCACCTGCAGTAAGATTATCCTGCTTGCGAATTGCAGCACGATTTTCTTCACTGTTTGCAGGTGAAGCCTCAGTTGGACTATAACCAAAGAGGTCGCCGTTTTCTTCAAGCCAGGTATTGACTGACTCTTCGTTAACGTCTTCCAAATCTTTGAGGATTAGTCTCGCAGCCTTAGCATTGACACCTTGTTTTTCTAGGACTTCTTTGACGGTTCGCTCTTTGTCAATCTTGGTGAAAGAACCAAGTTTTTCTTCGAGTTCTTTGATACGCTTTTCATCGGCACGAATCTTCTTTCTTAACTTCTTTTGCAAGTCGTTTTCAGTTTCGTTACCTGTGATTGTAGTATCGTCTTCGTCTTCTTCATCCCAGTAGTTGTTGCTCATAGCAACCACCCTTCTATTCGTTGTAGTTCGCAAGCCACAGATTCTATTCGGGGAAACAGATTGGCTCTTGCTATCGGTCTAATACGCTGACGGGGCCGATGGGTCCGTTCAGGATTCTAGTATTGTCCGCTGCGAGTAGAGAGTGCAGTCTTTCCGAGACCAGCACTTCCGCTAAATTCAGCGACTTCACGAGCAGTCAATTTTTGACGTGCTCGCTGTGCAGATGCTAGAGTATTAAATACTTCTTGCTCCGCACTTGATTGTCCGTAACCTTCAAGAGTTGTACCATAAATGGCACTTAACTTCTCTGCGGTTGGGAGAATATCTGCAATTGTTGCATAACCCTTTTGGGCTTCTGCTTGAGTAACGCCTTGTGCAGCAAGTTGTTCTGCTACATTAACACCAGTTTCAAGACCCTGGATACGTGCTGCTGTGCCAATCTCTGCTGCTTGTATTTGACGTTCAATCTTCTTAAACTGTGTTGCTGGGTCCAATGTGTATGCAACCAAGTCAGCCTGACCAATACCGTAGTAATCACGGAGAGTCTTGCTAATTGCTGGGTCTGCATTTTGCACACGCTGGACTGCCAATTGAACACGGTTGGAAAGTTCTGTTGGTGAAACATCGTTAGCAATAAACTGGCTAACGTATTCATCTGTATCAAACTGCTTCAATCCGTAGGCACGAAGTGTCTGACGATATGAGTCTTCGACTGCAAGATACTCTGCTGGTGCAAGCACTGTTAGATTATTCTTGAGTCGGGCTGTGTTAGCCTTAAAGCGTGTTTGGTATTCGGGTGTTTCTTGAAGTTGCAAAGTAATTGTTGACTCAGTTGCGCCTTCGATAGCCAACTGACGAATCTTTTCAACTAAAGTCTCAAGTCCATATTGCTTAAAACGAGCCTTCATTACTTCGATAGCATCTAATCTTTGCTTATCTGCTACACTAAGTTCTGTTGCTTTAGCAGTTGCCACTGCTATTTCTGCTGCAGTTGGAACCTTAAGAGTTGTAGATGTATTAATGTTGCCAGTACCTGATGCTGCTGCTGCTCGTGCTGCTGCATCCGCCTCTGCTTGAGCACGTAGTCTTGCTGCTTCTGCTTCTGCAATAGCGCGAAGTGCTGCTTGTCTTTCTGCTTCTGTTCTAGCACTAGCCAATAATGCATCCGCTGCTGCTTTATCTGCTGCAGCCTTATCGGCTGCTGCTTTTGCTGCTGCATCTGCAGCGGCTTTGTCTGCTGCTGCTTTAGCGTCCGCTGCGGCCTTTGCATCTGCGGCTGCCTTAGCATCCGCCACCGCCTTAGCATCTGCAGCCGCTTCCGCGTCTGCCAATCTTTTGGCTTCGGCTTGCGCTTTTGCTTGTGCTTCTAAACGCGCTGCATTTTGAGAGTCAGTAATTCCGCCACCAGATGATACTGGTGTCTTAGCCGCTGGCGGTGCAATGTTAATCTTAGTGTTGCTAAAGATTGTGCTTCCACCATTGTACTTAGGGTCTGACATAAGTTGCGGATTAAGCGCTCTAATTTCAGCAAGAGTTAAATCATTTGCTTTAGCAATAGCATACAGCGTATCACCTTTTTCAACGCGTACCGCGCCGTTAGGATTCTTTGGGTCTGGTTTTGCCATTATCGCGCTCCTCCAAAGAAGTCATTTGAAACCTTAAGTGTTAAATCATCAATAGCCTTTTGGCCGTTCTTTGTAAAGCCCCACGCTGGGTCGCTTTTAATAGTCTTCTCAACCATCCATTGTGGCATTCTTGCTGGCTTGCCAGTTACTGGGTCAATGTACTGTGTAATCTTGCGAACAGTAGGGTTATTAAAGTCAACTGTCTCTGGGTCAAGTTCCAAGAATGTTGCATAAGATGTAATAACATTTGATGCCTGAGATGCTATACTTAAACCATTAGCGATTCCATCAGCGTATGCTGGGAATGCACTTGCAGATAGGTCGCGGATTTCCTTTTGGATATCTTCTGTTGTAACCGTGCCTTGGAATAGCGCATTTTGCTTGCTTGTCCAGTAAGCATCGTTAAGAAGATTGTTTACGCCAAATGAAGCCGCATAAGTCTTAAGAGTTGTTGTGTCTCCAAGAATGTTGCCACCAAAACCAGTAATCTTACCAGATGCTGCAATAGCCTGGTCGAGTTGGTCATCCGACATTCCTTTAGCAAACGCGTCATTTACTAATGCATCAAATGTTGCTGTATCAATTTTGATACCAGTATTTACGAGACGCTTCCGAGCAAGAAGTTTGTACTTCTGAACGCTATCAGCATATACCTCTGGTTGTTCTAGTTTCTGCTTTTCACGTGTCTTGACAACCGAAGACATTGTCTTATAATAGTTAGTCTTAAATAATTCTTCAAGCGCTTTACCAGTGTTTCCAGCCTTGAACAATTCATAAACTGCTCTAAGTTCTGGGTGCGCGGCTAGTAGTGCCTCACTAATGCCGTAGGATGCGGCTGTCTCTGTACCATCTGCCATTACGCACCTGCCGCATTCTGTGATAGCCAGTTAGAAAAACCAATACGTGCTGCACGGTCAACGTCATCTGGATTCTGTAGTTTAAGTCGCTCTTCAATGCTTGTGGCAACGGCTTCCTTTGTAGGTCCGCCTTCTTGAACAGTAACTTGTTCCATTACGCCCTTTTTGTTCTTTACAAACTTAGTTGTAGAAACGGTTCCCGTTTCAAGCACTGGGCGAATCTTAGCGCGTTCTCTTGCTAATTCTTCTGTTGTTGGTACGCGCAGGGCCTTCTCTTGATATACATTCTTAATGAGCAAATCAAGGTCATCATCGGTGTACTTGTAAATGCTGCGTGAAGGGCCAGTGAATGCTGGCGTCGCTGGCTTCTTCCCAAGTTCTGGAATAAAGTCTTCATTAAGTAGTGAGATTAACTTGTTGTAGTCATCTCCTGCTTTAGCGGCAATAGTTGCTAATTCTGGCTCGCTAATAAAAAGATTCTTAATTGCTTCCGCAGAAGCACCGACAGACTTGCCTCTAGCCTTAAGCATTTTACCAATAGTAATTGCTCTGGCCTTATCTTGTGTTATGGTGTCAATTAGTGATACGGCAGTTGCATCTGTGCCAGTTATTGTCTTAATACCTTTATCAGCAAGGCTTTTGTTGATTCTATCAATTAACGTAGAGCCACCACCAGGAATCGGTGGTAACGCACTTGAAGTTGGTTTAGGGGTCGGTGTAACGCGTGGGACAGGCGTTGGTGAGAACCTATTGGGTCCTACTACTGTTGGGTCACTCATTTAATCTTCCCCTTAACCACTTCTTCGTGCACGTAATCAAATGTGTCTCCTTCGAGATATCTATTATAGAAGTTCTCAAAGTTAATATCTTTTGACATCAGGTTGGCGACGTAAAGGTCTACCTGTGTCCGTATGTCTACTGATTTATCGGCTGTAATGGCAGAACCGCGCTTTTCTAGTTCTTCCTTTACGTGATAACGGAAGTTCAAGTAATCCACAATGCTGTGCCAACGTGGCTGTTTAGCCAAGTCTTTCCACAGTTCTGGTGTATTTGCTGCAATAGTTAATACGTCAATAGTATTATTCTTGCTGCTAGAAAAGTTCTTGCCGTTCTTATCATTCCACCACAGATTGTTATCTGTTTTCATCTGGTCTTCAAAGTTCTTCTTATACAAGTCAAGAATCTTCTTACCATATCCAACATTTGGATTCTTGCCATCATCAAGGATGGTTTGCTTCACAACCTTAATCATCTTATTCCAGTCGCGCCAGCCTTGATTCACAATAGAACCAGTTGCTACGTCTAGCGCATCTGCTTCTGTCTGGAATCGCTTGCCAGTTCCTGGAATGTTGTTGGTTGTAAGGTATGCTCTAGCGGAACTAGAGAATGCGTAATCATCATCGTTAAATACAGCGCCAAGTACGCGCAAGTTACCCTTGTCAATGTTGGCAACCATCTTAGCGACAGTCTTACCATTCTTCTTAACTAAAGCAACTGCAGTTTCATCGCTGCGGATACCAGATGTAGTATCTGTTAACTTATCTGCAAGCATATATAGTTCTGGATAGTCGTTAGTAAACTTCTCAGTTCCTTCTGCGCCAAATTCCTTTGTATACTTGCCTAGCAAGTCAGCATACTTCTCAAGTGGGCTAACATAACGTGGTTGAGATGGTAGTACACCTGCACCAATAGCGCGAACTACTGATAGTGTAACTGCATCATTCTTTGATTCATTCTGAATCTGAGTTAAGTCAGTACCTGATGGTTCTACACCATAGTCATCTTTGAAGTCTTTGCGCTTCATAGCCATAAACATATCAACATCTCGGTTGAACTGTTCACCATTTCGCAATATAGTGGCCTGAATAGCCTGAACTGTACGACGAATTGTGCTAGGCGTTAGCGCACCCACTGAATTAGCCTGAGTTCCAAACGGAAGAATCAAGTCATTAATGCGCTGTGGCAACTTCTTGCTCTTAGAGATTTCGTTGTAAGCAGCAGTTGCAAACGGGCTAGCAGAAAGTACTGTTCCACCCGTAGGGTTGATAGCATTCCACCAGTCAGTTGACAAGCGAGCGTTAATACCCAAGATAGGCAGTACTACTTCTGTGTATTCGTTACCATACTGGTCTTGTTGAACATTACCAAGATAGTTAGGAATCTGACTCATTTGGAAAATCTGTTGTGGGAACTCTGGACGCTCCATTGCAATACGGCCATAGGCACGGTACTGCTCTACAACTGCAGGGAAGAACGCAAATAGGTAATCAATAAGACCGTGATAGTTCATATCACGATTAAATGCGTTAATTTTTGCACGATATTGACTCATTGCATAATCACGAGCAACTGATTCAAACTGAGCCTTGTCAGAAAGTTTAAGTATGCGCCCTTGACTGCTTGCAACAGCAATCATACTCTGTAGTTTAAGTTCATACTGTGCTGTGTAGTATGGGTTGTAAGATAGTTTTGACGGCGCCCAAGTAGCAAGTGAAGCCACTGCTCTTTTAGTTAGGTCAGAAAACGAACGAACAAGATTGCTCTGTCCAGTTAGGTCAAGCGCTAAGTCAGAAATTACATCTGGACGCTTTTCAATATCTGGATACATCTTCTTCAAGTCAATAATATTGACTCTATCTTCCATAATCATCTTTTGTAGTCTAAGGTCTGGAGCAAATTGGTTGATTGCTGCATTGGCCTTCTGATAAATAACCTTTGCATCAGATAACTTCATCTGTGTCTTAAAGTCGGCATCATATCCAAAGCGCTCAAATAAGTCTCTAGACCCACTGCTACGAATCCATCCTGCAACTTCGGCTTCAATCTTTGCGGCATCTACACCTTTAAGACGAAGTTCCATAATTTTTCGACTTACTTCATCGTTACGAAGTGTGTTATTGAGCAAATTATCCCAAGAACGCAAATGCACATCTTCATTATCTACAGCCTTGACTGCATATCCACCATTACGGTCACGACGTACTGCGGCCATCTCAAGTTGACGCACAGATGCTGTCAATGCACGGATATCATCCTTGCCTCTAAGTTTAGCCATAGCCATTTCACCAAAGCGCCCCGAAAGGGCTGCTGGGAAATCGTATCCTTCAATAGTAATCTTGTCTGGACCGACAACCTTAGAAGGGATATTCTTAATAATAGCATTTTCTTGACGGCGTAGTTCAGCGACCATTTCTTTAGACTCTTTTAAGTAAGCAAGTGTGCGAACCAAGTCATCTGGCATTTCTTTAGGCGGCTTTAGCGGGTCATACTTAAAACTCTTGAGTCCGCGTTCTGCATCTTTAATTGAGTTGTCGTAAAGTTTAATATCGTTACGAATCTTATTTAAGTTGCTTTCGCGGTTTGTAATCTTATTGGACCACTGACGAATTTCTGAAACCTTTGCTGGAGCGCCAAGCATTGCATCGACGCCAGACTTTGATAGATTCATCAATGAATACAGTAGTACTCCATCTCCCCAAGTACGAAGAGTTGAGTCACGAATAATGTTAATAGGGAAACCTGTACGAGCCAAAGTAAATGTACGCCAAATTGATTGGAACTCATCTAGAACAGTCTTGCCTATTAGCGCTGCATTGACTGGAAGGCTTGCTTCTGCTCCACGCTTTTTAGCATAACGCTTAAATGCTTTATCGATAAGTTCTACATCTGGCAAGTAGGAGCCGTTAGCCAACTGTGAGATAAGTTGTGGGTCCTGAATTACTTCACCATTTTCAATCATAAAGGCATTACCTTGGGAGTTTGCTTCCTTGGCCTTGCTTTGATTTTGGCGAGTTAATGTTATGTATTCGTTAAGAACCATATCTTTGATACTTGCAGGTATATTATACTTATTTGCTACCTGCTCGAATACTCGTTCTTCAATCTTTTTAATGACTTCAAGTTTTGCTGTTTCGGTTTTTGCCGTTACAAAAGAATTGTAAATTTCACGTGCTTCCAAAGTAGGAAGAACCTTGTTGGTAATAGCGGCTCGCATTGTAGTACGTACGCGGCTTACACCTTGTAGGTTGTCGTTAAAGTTAACTGTTGCGTGTGGAGCGTCGTCTAGTCCTCGCTCAATGCCAGCAATACCACGCTGAATTGTACGAACAACAACAGATGAACCATTTCGCTGGTAAACCTTTTGAATCGCTTCGCCAACTTTTGTCTCACGGACTGTTACGTCGTCGATTCCGCCTTCGAGTTTATTGGCAGAACGCTGCATAGCCATATCATTGCGATACTTTTCAACCCACGCAAAGCGAGATACGCCTCTATCCTGTAGAGCGCTATCAAGTTTGAGAGCCTTGTTTAACCAAGAGTATTGTCCACGAAGGTCAATAATTTCAGCCTTAATAACATCTTCCGCTTCAAGAATACGGCCCTTAAGCATATCGTGCTGAGGAAGTTTAGTGGATGCAAATGGATTACGCGCTTCAAGTGTATCGAAGATACCTTCTTGACGCAGTAGTTCTGCAAATGTTGCTGGATGCTTTGTCTCAAGTTCCTTGATTGCAGTAGCATCGCCGAGTCCAACACGCATAATAAGTCCCTGTTGTTCAAAAGACTTACCAGAAACTAAGTTGGCTGCAATAACTCCTGCAGGATTATCCTTGTATTCTGGACGCTGCAAAACAGTTGGGACATCATTCTTCTGATTAAATTCCATAATTGCTGTTAGAGGAGTTTTTTCTCCATCTACAGTCTTTTTAATTAAATCTACGGTTCCTTCAATGCGGTCTCCGCGAAGAAGGTCTGCTGTTTTTGTGCGAGCAAGTAGGCTAGAAGTTAAACCATATTTTCCTGGAGCGATTGCACCAGTAAGTGCGCCACGTGCTGTAATACCAGCAAGTTTAGTTGCCTTGATATCAGCAGCAGCGGTTACTTCAAAACCAAAGTTAAATATACCTGCAACTGCAGCCCCAATACCACGATTGGTATCCTTAAGAACATTGTTTTCTGCTGCTTCGCCTGGAATTAATCCAACAACTTCACCAGCAAGACGTGTCACATCTGTGCCAAAGTTATAAAGTTTTTGTCCTTGTTCGGACTCTGAAAGAATTGCAGATTTCTGCAAAGACTTTCCAAGCATACCGCTTTCGGAAATGTCTCTTCCTGCTTTACCAGCAAGTTGAGCACCAATACCAAAACCAGCAACAGCACCAGGAATAGCACCTACGCCTGCACCGCCAAAAAATCCAGCAGCAAAGCCAGCAACTCCACCAATAACACCGCCAGCAATCATATTTAGACCAGCAAGCATACCTAGTCCAGCATTGTGACGTGCGACATCTTGTACGAAAGCATAGTTAGAGCGCAGGCCTTTAGTTCCAGCCATCATAACCTTAGACATTTTGCCATCAGTTTTTTTGTCAAGTTCTGCAAGTCCGTATGCCGCTGTGTTGATTGCAAGCAAAGGAGCACCAATAGCATTAATACCTGGAATAACTGCAAGAGGAAGACTCTTTTTAATTCCAGAAGTAGTTCCTAGGTTCTCACCAGTAAATTTAAGAAACGCTAAACGTGCTTCTTCTGCACGGTCATTAAATGACTGTGGGTTTTTAGGCAGACTGGAAGCAACGTCAATTGCCGTACCAAAATTAATACGTCCATCTGAGTTGTATGGACCGCTAGCAACCTGTTTACCTTTAAGTTTATTCTGCAAGTTGCCTAAATAATCAAGCATACTCATTAAATAATTGTCCCCAGGTAGGTTACATAGTCTTTAGTTCCTTGTGATGCACCAGGTTGTGATGCATAAAACTGTAGTACAGGATAGTAAGCGCGAATCTCATCAATGTCTGGGTCTCCAGTTGCTTGCATTGGCAAGCCCTCTACTGAATTTGCACCAGGACCAATAGGTGCGCCGTCCATAACTGACTGACCTGGAAGAGTAGTTGGTGCTGTAAGGGGAACCAACTCTGCTTGTGCGGGTTGCTCAGTAGCGCTGTACATCATTGCGCCTTGCTGTTGTGCCATTGTAGATTCACCTGTTGAACCAAGTGATTTCATACCTGGAATGTATGTAGTTGGTTGTCCGTTGGTTCCTGCACCGCCTGTGCCTGACACTTTGAAATTATTTTCTGCGGGTAGTGCCATCTTGACCTCCTACTTAGTATACTGAATTTTAGTTATAATTGGTTCTGCTGTGAATATATCCCATTGCGCAGCAATCTGAATTGCTTTACGTATTGCTTTTTCTACCGATTCAGGTTTGGTGAGCGCTTTAATATTAAGTGCTTCAAGAGCGCCAAGGGCAACATCACCACCACTGCCAGAATAGTAGATGCCACGAATATCCCTATCCCAAGAATAATCTTCAAATATAGGATAGACGACTCCACGAACGCTGACCAAAAATGATGAATCATGTGCCGCTGCATCGCCGTCCTCTTTCATATCATAACCAGCATCTACAAATGCTTGTCGCATCTGCGGAATAAATTTCTGAGTTATGAACACATCTAAATCTTCTGAGGCTGTAGGCTTTGGGGCTTTCCAACCAAATTGCATAATGTTTGAACCACGACCTGCACCAGAACCTGCAATAAGAATTCCGTTGTTTTCTATAATCTTATGTGTGGCCATGTCCATTGGACGACCACCCTCATCACTAGAGCGTGAGTCACAACCCAACACGGACCAGCCATCACCTTGAATCGCTACCAGTGTTGTCATTGTCCCCTACTTATTTATCGTCTACGTGAAGTACTAACTCTCGATTGTGCTGCGCCAGTACCAGTAAGACCTGAAATTAAACTCATTACGTCTGGCGGTGGTGCTTGTGGTCCTGCGGAAGGAGCGCCTCCTACTGGAGCGCCACCTGGAACAGGGGACGGCTGCTCAACAGGAGTACCTGGTACCCCAGCAGGAGGAACTTGTGGCTCGGGAGCGAACGTGTCAGCAATAGCATCTTCTAATGCTTTGCCGTTCTGACGTGCTTGAATCACCGAAGCAATGTTCTTGATAATCGATGATGGGTCTTGTCCTTGAGACGCCATCTGCGGAATCGCCTGTGCTGTTGCGCTAAGTGCCGATAGTAAACCATCACGAAGTTTTTCAATTTCAATCTTTTCAAGTTCTTGTGTTACGTTAACTGTAAATGGAAGTTCACGCATAGCCATATCTTTAGAGATAAGACCTCCACCAAGTGCTTGGAGCATAAAAATAAGACCCTGTGCTGGGTTAAGTCCAGCAAGCATTCCATAACGAACATCTGCAGAGTAGTCACCCTTAATGTCGCGGGTTGGACGATACTTTACTTCGTAAGGAGAACCAGAGTCTACGCCACGAATAGTCTTTTCTTCTGAGAAAATCTTCTCATCAACTTCAAAACAGATAGAGATAACATCACGAAGTGATGCAGCAAAAATAGCCTGTGCTGATTTTACTTGTGTATCAAAAGCACCCATAAGTGCCTGAACACCCTGGCCTGTAACTACGGAAGCATCAATGTTTCCTGTACGGCTTTCTGGATAACGAGCGCCAACTCGGAGTTCAGCATTGAGCAAGTTCTGCTCTGTGAATGCTCCTGCTGGAATATTAAGTTCAACTCGACGGACTCCCGCTGGATTCGATGTACGAATAACAGCGTCTCCACCAAGTTGAAGTTCTTGCACATCTTGTGGCAGGACAATAGGTGCTTGTACTGACTTTTCAGCCGCTTCCATTGCAAGCAACGCAAAGCGATTGCGAAGCAATTGGATACCAAGCACGTCGTCAAACTGACCACGCATTTCACCGTCGATAGATGGCTTACGTGCAACTACAACCATCATCTTTCCGACTGGGTTCATCGCACGAGATAGAACTAGGTTCTTTTTTTCTGGGATGTAAACGATAGATTGCTCTGAGTCATAGTAACGAATCATCTCTAACTGATGAGTTAAATCCTGCTCATAGCCTTGACGGCCAAGAAGTTGGGATTCATAATCAGGGAACTGAGATACGAGTTCGCCTAGCGTCATAGCATATCGTTTGGCAAATGCAACGCAACGTCCGTAGCGGTCAAATTCTGGGTAAGCCCCAACAGGATTTTCTACGCGGATACGCGGCAACTTGCTTTCTTCGTCTAATTCGATTACGAAAGGGACGAAACCATATGTGATGTACCAATCTGCCCCAGAGTACATTTGTACAGATAGGTCAGAATGGGCAAAATAATTTGAAGCGATACGTGTACGCTTGTCAGCAAACTGACGCGCCTTGTCGCTTGTTTGGCTAACTGCAGAACAGTTAACCGCTGGAAGTGGTGCCATAACCTCAGAAAGGTCACGAGCCACAATGTCGATAAAGTTTGCAACTACGTTGGCATCAATACCATCTGGAAAGAAATCAGGATAGACATCTGAGATTTTACCTTTGCGCACAGCAAGAACATCTTGGTTGCGAGAATCACGTTCAATATTGCGGTAGCGCAGAGCCTCGACTCTTGCTACTACCTGGTCCATTGATAATGCCATTGGTTTCCTATCCGTAGTTCTCTGCCCATTGCTGTGCAAAGGCCTCGTCTAAATTGAGTGAATTTCGTGATGCTCGTTGAGCGCGTGTAGCCCATCGATTGGTTTGGTACTGTCCGACTTTGCTTGAGATTTGCATTAACTCACGTACACGGATAACCGCAAACCATAGAGCCATAACACAGTCAGTTGGGTTTTTAGTATCAGGCTTCCAGGTAATCAACTGCTGGACCAAGGACTTGAGTCCTTCTGAACCTTCGTTGCTTGGAATCTCAATCATTCCGTTATCTAAGAAGCGCCCATCTTTGGCACTACCAAATAGCGGTGACATTGAAGCCACACCGAAACCTACGTCCCATTTGTTCTTACCTGTAAAGTGCGGCTCTAAGCGGCAACCCCACATAGTAAGGAAATCTCTTAAGTCCGTATCCATCGAGTACGCCTTTTGGTGGGCGTTGATTTCTACACGGAACTCTTGTGGCCGATACTTCTCGACCCATTCTTCAATAAGCGCTCGCTCCTTCTGTGGAGAAGGGTCAGACATATTGACGCAATCTAAAACATAGATATGCCCATCAGCACGGTTGTAAGTTACTGCCACAAAGGCAGAACGTCCTGCTACTGCTGGGTCAAAGCCAATTACTGTGTAGGCGCCTTCGACTGCTCGCGGGTGTCCTGGAGCACCAGGTTTAAGCGGTCCACGCTTTCGCATACCGTTAACACATCCTGCAACTGTTGTTGGCGAGAATATGGAGTCGGACTGGACGTCTTCTTGCTGGTAGACCATAGCCCATACTGACGGAGCGACCTCAGAGCGACGCTTAAAGAGCGAGGGTCCATCCCATTTCGGAAAAAGTCCATTTTCTAAAACCTCATCTATATCATTCTCTTGAATGTTAGTTGCAGGCCAAAGGGTCTTCCAGTTCTTAGGGTCTTCGTCAAACTCTAGTACTGCTGGCATAGCACAGTAGGTAAATGGAGATTTACCACCTGTCCATTGTTCGCCTGAACGTATCATTTTATATAAGTCAATTGGGGATACACGGGTGCCTACGATGACAAGTTTACCGTGACGTCCAAGACGCGTGATAACTTCTTTCTGTAGCCACTCAATTTGCTTTTCCCACTCGTGGGCGTTGCTGCCCATAACCACGTCATCAAGAATGATGAGGTCTGCACGAGCACCGTAAATCTGGGAGCCAAAACCTAGGGCCTGGACTGTGGGGTCTTTTTCGCCTGAGTCTCGACCAGTGCCAAGGTAAATCATATCTGCAGACCATTGTGTGGAATCTGCCTTATATCCACCGTTAGGGCCAAAGGCCGTCTGGAGTTTCATGTAGGCTGGATGTGAGAGCCTAGTCTTAATGGCCCCCAGAAACTTTCGCGCCATACCCTGTGTCTTAGAGACTACGATAACGCGGGTGTTGGGCTTAGTTACGATTTGGTGCAAAACATAGTTGGTTGTAATCGTGGTTGACTTAGCATGCTCAGGCGGCACGTTAATTAAAACGCGCTTTGGGTCGCCAGGTTCGTAAGTCATTGCCGCTGGTTGCCATCTAGGCTCACGGCCTTCGATTAGGTCAATCCAGTTTAACTGATGGTCAAAAAGTTTGGTATCCAGGAACTGGATTGAAAAGTCCTCGTAGGAGATGTCCTTGAGGTCTGCTAGGTCAGCCTTAATACCTTTGCCTGCAAGGCGGGCTTTATCTGCCTTTTCCTTAAAGTCTTCGTCCACCATAGACCATTGACGGAAGGTGGTGTCGTTGCGACCGACGGCGGCCATAGCCGCTGTAATAGTAGACCCTTGTTCTAATAGGGCTAGTACTTTGGCCTGAGCCTCTTCTTTTGGTACCGATTGTACCCCTGGCTTACGTCCCATTTCAACTCCTAATAACGCCGATTTAACGGTCCCACCAAACGGGCAGTATTATGGCATTTTTATTATAATATATCATATATAGGAGGAGCGGAGTCTTAAACGGAGCGACTCCGTAATAGTATTTATATACTATAGATAACCTGTTCAAACAGGTAAAACCGAACACAGTTCGGTAATAATTCTTTTATTTGAGCGTAAAATATATAAAAATCGCAGTATCCCCTATCCCAATATATAGCCCCCCGTAATATAACAGAAAATTATTTTCAGAGACTATAAGAGGGGGGCGGGGTCGTTTTTAACAACTCTGGGGTGTTGTAATTGTCGATAAATCTATAAATAGTTATGCCGATTTATCTATGACGAGACTATCTCCCAGACAATTCCCAGACAATTCACAGGATTATTTCAGGGGGAGTTATCCACAGGTTTTTCCACAGGCTGTTGATAAAGTTGTGGACAGCCAACAACGCGGTCGGGCGTGTCGCCAACACAAACAATGTGAGCCACGTCACACGAACATCTGTTCGATAGACCTGAGAGTTTCCTGAGAGTTTCCTGAGCGTATGATAATCATACGACCCGAAAAAATAATTTCGGGAAATGGTATAGAAATCCCCGAAATGCTGGTATCTTTATCTTGTGAGTCGGAAACACCGATTTATGAAAAACCCACTAGAAATGGAAAATAAAAAAATGGCTACAAAACCAGCGAAAAACACTAACAATTCGACACCTGAAAAAATCAAGGTCGAAAAAACCGAAATCGTGCCAATGGCAGAAATCGTTTCGGCTTATGCAAACCTGATAAATCACGACGGCGAAATCGAGTTCGTGTTAGAAATGGCAGAAATGCTACGAACCAACAAAACCTCAATTCGCACAATTCAGGCCTCGATAGTCGAAGCCTCGAAAATCGGCAACGCTCCAACGATTAGAAAATCACACGTCCAATGGTTCACGATTTTTTCTGAAATCGTTGGCAAGGTCGAAGATGCTCCAACTCAAAGCGTGTCGAACCTTCTCAAACTCTCGGAGCGTGTCGGTCGTGAGTTCGGAGCAGAAGGCGCTCAAGGCGCTATCGAAGGCGCTCCAACTATCGCCGACCTTGAGAAGGTCGCGCCAACACAAACAAAATCTCGAAGCAACGCGAAGGCGGAGAAGGTGAGTTCGAAGTCTATCGAAAGTATCGTTTCACAGGCGCTTCTCGAAGTTCGCACCCTGAAAAATCTGAAGGAAATGAAAACTTCAGACCTTCAGACCTTAACCGCACTTCTCGAAGTTTTGGTTCCTATCGCAAAACGCTCAATGGTGAAAAACTAGAAAACCCGAAAACCGAAAGCCCTCGCCGAGAAATCGGCGGGGGTTTTTTTCTGCCCAAAATCCGACACGCCCGACCGCGTGGGGAGCGGCCGACACAAACCAACACAAACTTTTGATGCGCAGCGCAGAGCATCTGAGGCGCACCTGATGGCGCTCTCGTGGCCTTCGTATGATAATCATACAGAAAATAAATGCTGGCGATACTTGCCTTATGG